GCCGGTCGCGTGGCGGCTGGAGACCCGTAAGGCGTGGGCGGCGCTCTGGTCTGACCCGGTGGCGCGGGCGCTGACCCCGGTGGACCGGCCGGTGCTGCTGCGGTGGGCTGACAACCTTGACCGCGCGGCGTGGGCGCTCGAGGAGGCCGACGAGAAGCCGACAGCGAAGGGCAGCATGGGCCAGGAGGTGGCCAGCCCGTTCTATGCGATCGCGGGTGACGCGCTGCGGGTGGCGATGGCGTGCGAGGCGCAGCTCGGGGTGGGCGCTTTGAACCGGGCGCGGCTTGGTATCGCGATCACGGCGGAGCGGATCACGCTGGATGAGATGAACGCGCGGCTGCGCCGGCCGGCGGACGGCCCGCGGCGGCCGGACCCGCGGGTGGTGCCGGGTGCAGTCGTCGGCTGAGGGGTGCCAGCGGTGCGGCTGGGAGCCTCGCCGCGGCGAGATGTGGCCGACGCTCGGTGAGCTGGGCTGCGACTGGATCGAAAGCTACTGCGTGCTCGGCGAGGGCGACTCGTACGGCAAGCCGTTCCGGTTGTACGAGGACCAGCAGCGGTTCATCTACCAGTGGTACGAGTTCTGTCCTGAGTGCGGGCAGTGGCATTACGCGGAGACGGTGTGGTCGGCGGCCACGGGGTCGGGCAAGACGCAGTTCATGGCGGCGCTGGCGGCGCTTGAGTTCACGGGGCCGCGGGAGATCCGGCCGCGGTCGGCGAACGTGGTGATCGCGGCGGCCGGGTACGAGCAGGCGGGGCTTTTGTTCGGGCAGACGGCGCTGATCTTCGGCGGCCGGGACGAGATCCTGAAGGACGCGCCGCTGCTGGGCGTGTGCGAGGTGTACGAGAACCACATCACGCGTCATGACGGGGAGCCTGGGCAGGTCACGCGGGTGGCTGCGGTGGCGGGCACGAACGAGGGCGGCCAGCCGACACTGTTCGTGTGCGATGAGGTGCACGAGTGGGGTGACGTCGGGGACCGCAAGGCGCGGCTGCACATGGTGATCGGGAAGTCGACGACGAAGCGGTCGCTGAAGTGCGTGGTGGACGGCGAGGAGGTGGACCGCGGCCGCGGCCGGATCGTGAACCTGTCGACGGCGGGGGATGACGTCGATCACTCGCTGCTCGGCCGGCTGTACAAGCGGGGGCAGCGGGCGCAGAAGAGGCCGGCCAGCTCGCCGCGGCTGCTGTTCTACTGGCGGCAGGCGCGCAAGGGCCTTGACTACGCCAAGCCGGAGGACCGTGCTATCGCCTGCCGGGACGCGTCGGGTGCCGCGGACATCATCTGGTCGGTGCCTGACCGGGTGGCGGAGTGGGACAAGGATGAGATCGAGCACCACGAGTGGGCCAGGTACTACGCCAACGAGTGGACCGACGTCGCGGTCGAGTCGTGGTTGCAGGATCACCCGGGGGCGTGGGACGCGTGCGCGGGCGCGTGGGCGCTGACGGGGACTGAGCTCGTGGTCCTGGCCGTTGACATGGCGCTGAAGCGGGACACGGTGGCGGTGGTGGAGGTGACGCGGCTGCTGGACGGCCGCCCGGCGGTGACGGCGAAGATCTGGGAGCCGACTGACAAGAAGATCAGTCACCTGGACGTTTACCGGTACATCCGCGACCGGGCCCGCGAGCTCGGCCCGCGGTTCCGGGGGCTGGTGTACGACAGCCGCTACTTTGAGCTGCCGGCTGAGATGCTGGAGGACGAGGAGGGGCTGCTGGTCATTGAGTTCAGCCAGTCGCCGGGGCAGATGGTTCCGGCGGTGCGCAAGGCGTATGACGCGATCGTGGGGACGGAGCTGGTGCAGGACGGTGACCCGGACTTCGCGCGGCAGGTGAAGGGGGCGAAGAAACGGGAGCAGGAGAACGGCTTCACGCTGTCTAAGCGCAAGAGCACCGTGCACATCGACGCGACGGTGGCGATGTGCATGGGCATCTACGGACTGGACGAGCTGGCACCGGTTATCGACCCGCTGCAGACGATGTGGTAACCGGCTTGTCGCAGTACCACAATCCCGTACCCTGTGCCAAGCTTGTGCTTGTAGGTTTCCTCCAGTCCCGGTGGTGCTCTTGGCTGCTGTCCTGCCTGTCCGGTTGCGCCGTCACTTGTCAGGTGACGGCATCGCGGGGGCTGTGGCGTCGGCGGCGGGGTGGGCGTCGGGCCGGGTGCTGGCCTCGGGCCGGTCGCTGCCGTCGCTGGCGGGCGCGGTGCTGGTGTCAGTGTGCGCTGGCGGTTTCGCGGGGCACGTGTTCGGCCACGGGCTGACGCCGTGGGTAGCGGGCGTCGTCGGCGGCGTGTTCCTGCTGTGGATCGGCACCGAGATCAACCGGGCGTCCTGATGAGCGCGCGCTACTACGTCAGCGTCTCGCAGGAGCTGCTCGACTCGGCGCCCGCATCCGAGTGGGAGAGGGTGGGGCTGCACCTGATTGAGCAGGGCGCGCTCACCGCGCCCGGCTTCCGCGTCTGCCGGTTCCTCGACGACAATGCCGCGGAAGAACTGGAAGGCAAGACAGTTGAACTGGTGCTAGTGCGCGGGTGGATCACCGAGCGCATGGTGGTGACGTAGGTGGGCACCTTCACGCGCCCGCGCCGCGTTGTCCCTGACGAGGTGGTGCCGGGGTCGTCGTCGTACGCGTTCAGCGACCGTTTCGAACGCCGGGCGCTGACGTTCCTGTCGCCGCCGATCGGCCCGTACACCGAGGCGATCCAGAACCAGTCCGAGGGCGACCCGGACGGCGCCTTGCGGCACAGCGCGTGGTGGGCGTGCGCTGACCTGATCGCGAGCACGATGGCGATGCTGACCCCGTGGGCGTACGAGGGACCCGGCTACGGCGCCGGCCAGGCGACCAGGCTGCCGGTGCAGCCGCAGATCCTGCAGCAGCCCGGCTCGGACGCGGACATCTACGACTTCCTGTACATGGGCACGATGTCGAACGCACTGAAGGGCAACCAGTACGGCAGGGTGCTCGCGCGGGACAGGATGCAGCTGCCCACTCAGGTGGAGCTGGAGAACCCGGGCGTGGTGCGGGTGCGCCGGCAGGGCGACGGGACGTACGAGTACCGGTTCCGCAACGAGGTCGTGGCGCCGCCGGTGCTGTGGTCGCGGCCGATGTTCCGTTTCCCCGGTTCGCCGATCGGGATGTCGCCGGTGGCGTACGGGGTGCACGCGACGCGGCTGGGGCTGGGCGCTGAGCGGTTCGGGAACATGTACTTCGAGGACGGCGGCCACCCGTCGGCGATCTTGACGAATGACACGATGAAGCTGGTCAGCCAGCCTGACGCGGTGACGCTGAAGAAGCGGTTCATGGAGGCGCTGCGCGGGTCGCGGGAGCCGGTCGTGCTCGGCGGGGGCTGGAAGTACGAGAAGATCCAGATCACCCCCGATGAGAGCATGTTCCTCGACACGCAGAAGCTGTCGGACGGCAAGGTGTGCCGGTTCATGCGGGTCGCCCCGGAGATGGTGGGCTGCTCGAGCGAGGGCAGCGCGATCACCTACGCCAACGTGGAGGAACGGGCACTGGGGTTCCTGACGTACACGATGTTCCGGTGGATCAAGAAGTGGGAGATGTGGCTCGGTGCCTGTCTCCCGCCGGGCCAGTACGTGAAGTTCGACCTTGACTCGCTGCTGCGGGTGGATTTCCTCACCTTGTGGCAGGGCCTGCACATGGCGGTGGGCAGCCGGATCATCACGCAGGACGAGGGCCGGGAGATCGTGGACCGCTCGCCGCTGACGCCTGAGCAGAAGGAAATGATCGACGCGCTGGTGACGCCTTTGCCGCCGCCGGTGGCGCCCGTACGGCAGGGAGAGTGACATGACCGATTTCGAGCTTCGCAGGCAGCGCCGCTCGTCGATGCTGGCCGTGCCGGAGCGGCTGTCGCTGTCGTTCGCGCTGGGCGGCGTGGAGATGCGGGCGAAGCCGAACGGGTCGGGCGGGACGTCGTTCCGCTTCGAGGGCTACGCGGCCACCTTCGACCAGCCGTTCCAGATGTGGGACATGTGGGGCGACGAGTACACCGAGGTCGTCCGCCCTGGCGCGTTCAGCCGGACGCTGGCCAACAACGCCGACGTCGCGTTCCTGATCGGGCACCAGGACGCGGGCATCCTGATGGCCCGGACCAAGTCCGGGACGATGACCCTGACGCAGGACAGCCGCGGCCTGCACACGCTGGTGCCGGCGATGGA